GACGAAAGAGGTCGAGTACCGCTCGCTCGACGAGATGCGGTCGGCGCTGGCGCAGGCCGAGGCGCAGGCGGGGATCGCCCGCCGAAGGCCACGGACGAGCCTCATCGGACATTCTCGGGGACTTTGACGGATGGCCGATCGGCGATGGACTGGGCAGCCTGTGGCGGCGCGGGCCGGAGAGGCGCGCGCCTCGACGGACCGCCCCCCGGCAACCAGGACCTGGATCGACCGCGCCATCGGCGTGTTCGCGCCGGGGCGGGAGGAGAAGCGTGTCGCGGCGCGGATCCGCACCGAGACGATGGTGCGGGCCTATGACGGGGCGACGGTCGGGCGACGCACCGACGGCTGGCGCACGCACGGAACCTCGGCGGATGTGGAGATCGGCGCGGCGCTGCCGCGCCTGCGCCAGCGCGCCCGCGACCTGTCGCGCAACAACCCGCACGCCAAGCGGGCGAAGTCGCTGTGGACGACCTACCTCGTCGGCGCGGGGATCATGCCGCGGATGAAGAACGCCGCCACGGCGCGCGACGAGCAGCGCGCCGTGGCGGTGATGGAGACCTGGGAGGCCTTCGTCGCCTCGTCCGATGCGTCCGGCTCGCTCAACTTCTACGGCCAGATGGCGCTCGCGGTCGAGATCATGGTTGAAGGCGGCGAGTCGCTGATCCGTCGCCGGCTGCGGCGCCCCGGCGACGGCCTCACCGTGCCGTTGCAGTTGCAGGTGCTCGAAGGCGATCATCTCGATATCTCGAAGACGCAGGATCTCGGCAACGGGCGGGTGATCATCCAGGGCGTCGAGTTCGACGCGCTCGGCAAGCCGGCCGCCTACTGGCTCTTCCCCGACCACCCCGGCAACACGTCGCTGCCGCTGCGCGGCACGCTGGAATCCCGGCCGGTGCCGGCGAGCGAGATCATCCACCTCTACCGACAGGACGGCCGGACGCAGACCCGCGGCGTGCCTTGGGCGCACTCGGTCATCACGAAGTTCCGCGACTGGGACGATGTCGAGGACGCGGAGATCGTCCGCAAGAAAGCCGAGGCCTGCATCGTCGGTGTCGCCGTCGGGCAGGTCGCCGACGATCCGGAGGTGCCGATCGCCCCGAAGATCACCGACATGAACGGCGAACTCGTCGAGCAGTTCGAGCCCGGCATGTGGGTGCGGGCCGAAGGTTCGTCCGACGTGAAGTTCAACACGCCGGGCTCGGCCGGCGGCTTCACCGACTACCGCAAGGCGTCGCTGCACACGATCGCGGCGGGCTACGACCTGCCCTACATGCTGCTCGCCGGCGACCTCGCGGACGTCAACTTCACCTCGTCGCGCGTCGGCCTCAACGCCTTCTACGCGATGGTCGATCAACTGCAGTGGCTCCTGCTCGTGCCGGTGCTCTGCGAGACGGTGTGGCGCTGGTTCTGCGAGGCCGGCTACCTCGCCGGCGCGCTGCCGTCGCGTCGTATCCCGTGCGAGTGGCAGCCGCCGGGCATCGCCAGCGTCAACCCGCTCGACGACGTGGCGGCGGACCTCAAGGAGGTCCGCGCCGGCTTCGCCTCGCCGCAGGAGAAGATCTCGAAGCGCGGCCGCGATCCGGCGGACGTGATGCGCGAGATCGCGGCGTGGAACAAGGCGGTCGACGCGGCCGGCCATGTGTTCGACAGCGACCCGCGCAAAGTGGCGCAGGCCGGCACCGAGCAGCCGAGCCTCGCGTCGCAGGAGAGCGTGGCGCCGAAGGCGAAGCCGAAGCGCGTCGCCTGATCATCCACATCGGCCGCCGCGGCGGCCCGTCCCGAGCCCGGTGGGGGAGGGGAAGGAGACATCCATGTCGATCGAACAGACCCGGCAGCGCCGGGACGCGCTGCCGATGCAGACCCGCGCCGTGCCGGTCGAGAGCGTCGACGCCGAGGCCCGCACGGTCGAGGTGGTGTGGACGACCGGCGCGGCGGTGCGCCGGCGGCGCTACGACTGGGACAGCGGAAAGGTCGTCGACTACGACGAGATCCTCGTCGTTTCGAGCGCGGCGATCGATCTGTCGCGCCTCGAGCGCGGCGCGCCCGTCCTCGACAGTCACTCGACCTGGCGGGCGAGCGCCCAGCTCGCCGTGGTCGAACGGGCCTGGATCGAGGCCGGCCGAGGGCTTGCGACGATCCGCTTTCCCGCCGCCGGCATCGACGAAGAGATCGACAAGTTCTTCTCGCTGGTCATGGACGGCCAGCGCCGGAACATCTCGGTCGGATACTCGGTCGACACGGTCCGGAAGGAAGTCGACGAGAAGAACGGCACGATCGAGAAGTGGTTCGTCGAGCGCTGGACGCCGTTCGAGATCTCGTTCGTGACCATCGGCGCCGACATGGATGCGCAGGTGCGCCAGCGCCGCGAGGCAGACGGGGAGCGCAGCTTCCCCGTCCAGTTCATCAGCAACCGGGCAGAGCCCGAAGCACAGGAGGGCTCGATGCCCAATCCCGTCGACAAGGCCGCGGGTGCGGCCGCCGAGACCGCCACCCCGACCGACGGCCAGCGTTCGGCCACCGACAACCCGGTCGTCACGCCGCCGGCGCCCGTCGTCGACGGGAATGCGGTTCGCATCGCCGTCCAGGCAGAGCAGGCGCGCGTCGCCGAGCTGATGCCGCTTCGGAGCGCCTATCCCGCTCACGCCGCGCTCATCGACGAGGCGATCGGCAGTGGTGCGACGGTCAGCGAGACGAAGCTCCGCATCTTCGAGAAGATGCGCGAGGAGAGCGACAAGAACCCGACGCGGTCGCAGGTCGAGACCGGCGGCAATCGTCAGGACGAGACCGAGACCCGCCGCGAGGCGATGACCGACTACCTGCTGCACCGTTCGCGCGGCGGCCTCCTGCCGGAGCGGGCGCGCGAATTCCGCGGCATGAGGCTCCTCGACGTCGCTCGCGAAGTTCTCGCATGGAATGGCGAATCGGTGCGCGGCCAGACGCCGGACGAGATCGCGGTGCGCTCTCTGCATTCGACGTCGGATTTCCCGGCGATCCTGGCGAACGTCGTCAACAGGACCCTGCGGGCGACCTATACGGCGGCGCCGCAGACGTTTCGGCCGTTCACCCGGCAGATTCCCCTGACGGACTTCAAGACCGTCCACATCGTGCGGCGGGGGCTCGCGCCGCAGCTGGAGAAGGTGGGCGAGAACGGCGAGTTCGCGCGCGGCACGATCGCCGAGAGCAAGGAGGAAGTGAAGCTCTCGACCTATGGGCGGGTGGTCGGCGTCACCAGGCAGGTGATCGTCAATGACGACCTCGGCGCTCTCACGTCGATCCCCGCCGACTTCGGCCAGTCCGCTTCGACTCTCGAGAGCGATCTGGTCTGGGGCATCATCCTGTCGAATCCGGTGCTGAAGGACGACAGCACGGCGCTGTTCCACACCGCGAAGCACAAGAACCTCGCGTCGAGCGGAACGGCGCTCTCGGCGGATGCGATCGGCATCGGCCGAACCGCGATGCGCAAGCAGGTCGACCTCGACGGGGTGACGACGCTCAACATCACTCCCGGCTTCCTCTTGCTGCCGCCGGAGCTCGAGACGGTCGGCGAGAAGATCCTCGCAACCTTCATCGCCGCCAAGGCGGCGGACGTGACGCCGGAGTCGATCCGCTCGCTGACGCCGATCGTCGAGGCGCGGCTCTCGAACGGCATCAACAAGCCGAAGATCGGCCTGGGGTCGATCGCCGGGTCGGCGACCGCCTTCTACCTGGCGTCGGCCATGGTCGACACCGTGGTGTGGGCGACCCTGGAGGGGAACGACGGCCCGTATGTCGAGAGCCGGATGGGCTTCGATGTCGACGGCGTCGAGATCAAGTGTCGGCACGACTTCGGCGCCGCGGCCGCGGACTTCCGCGGGCTCTACAAGGATCCGGGCGCCGCGCAGCCGAGCTGATCGGCTCGTTTCCGACGACATCGGCGCCGCGTCCGGCGGCGCCGTTCCCCCTTCCTCCCCAAACAATCGGGAGCGTGCCATGAAGAACTACATCCAGCCCGGCAGGATGCTGTCGGCGGTCGCCGAGGCCGCGGTGGCCTCTGGCGACGTCGTCGTGCACGGCGCGACGGTCGGGGTCGCGGCCGGCGCCGCGGCGATCGGCGAGAGCTACGAGTACGCCAGCGAGGGCGTGTACGACCTGCCGAAGACGACGTCGCAGGCCTGGACGCTCGGCCAGGCGCTCTACTGGGACGCCGCGACGGGCAAGGTGACGAGCATCTTCGCCGGCGGGCTGCCGCTGGTCGGGACCGCGGCGGCCGCCGCCCTCAGCGCGGCCACCACCGGCGCGGTGCGGCTCGGATCGGTCGCCGTGGCGATGGGGCCGGCGAGCTTCGGCTTCGCGGCCGCGGCCGGCGGCGCCAACGTCAGCGAGGTGACGATCTCGCCGCTCGACAGCGGCGGCGATCTTCTCTCCGGGGTGCGCAACCTCGAGCTTTGGCTCTCCGACGATCCGACCGGGATCGGGCTCACCGGCACCACGGCGTCCGGCACGGTCACCGCCAAGTCGGGCGAGGGCACGGTGTTCGTGACGCACACGGCCAAGAAGCACCTGACGGTGCAGACCAAGGCCGCAGGCACCTTCGTGCTCGAGATCACCGACACCGCCAAGACCGGCTTCTACGTCTGCGTCCGTGACCCGGCCACCGGCGCGGTCCACGTCTCCGACCAGCTCGTCACCGGCAACTACGGCTGATGAGCGTCTTCGACCGCCTCGAACGCCTCGCCTTCGAGCCGGTGCGCCGGCTCGTCGGCGAGGCGGCGACGATCCGGCCGATGACGCGGGTCGGCGGCGTCAACGGCCCCGTCGGGGTCGACCCGGCGCGGCCGGTCGTGATGCTCGCCGCGCCTCGGGCGGTGTTCGACGAGGCGATCGAGGCGGCTAACGCGCCGAATGCGTGGGACAGCCGGGCGCTCGACCGGCTGCGCGAGCTCGGCGCGAACCTGACGATCGAGTTCGCGGCCGAGGACGTCGGCTTCGACGTCGTCGCCGGCGATCGGGTCGACCGCCCCGCGACGGGCGACATCCTGACTGTGGTCGGCCTCGTCGCGCGGAGCGGGGCCAGCGTGACGCTCGGGCTCGCCCGGGCCGGGAGGCTCTGATGCCGGCGCTCGTGGTGACGGCGGTGCGGCTCGGGGCTGTGGAGGCGCTGGCACCGGCGGCGGCGATCGCGGCGGGGACGGGGTTTCCGACGGGCGCGGGCGGCAACGTCTACGATTCGCGGATGCTGCCGCTCGACGCGGTGCGCGAGGACCGGTCGACGCCGATCATCGCGGTCTACACCGAGACCGTGAAGGGCGAGCCGCGCGGGCCGCTGCAGGGCTCGCGCGACGCGAACCTCACGGTCGACCTGGTGCTCGAGATCGACCTCGCGATCCGGGTCAAGATCGGCGACGAGGTCGGGATCATGCCGGCCGACAGCGACTGGGAGGGCGAGCTGAAGCTCGACTTCATCGCCGCGCAGGCGCGGCGGGCGATCGTCGATGCGGTCGGCAAGGGCGTGCTGCTCTACGTCGTGAAGCAGATCGTCGACATCGAGGCCTATCCAATGCGGCTGCCGGACATCGGCGCCAGGCTGCTGCGGCGGACCATGCGGCTGCGCTGCGCGGTCGACGACGACGAGTGGCAGCCGGAGGGCGGGCTGCCGGAGCCGCTCAAGACGCTGCGGGGCCGGCTCGCCGCCACGAGCTACGCGGCGGTGACGCTCGACAAGATCGCCGCCGCAATCGCGGCGCCGGACCCGCTGCCGATGCTCGCCGGGGTGCGGCTCATTCCCGACGATCCGCTGATCGACGCGGCGCTCGTCGTCGACGGGGCGGGCGACGGGGTGGTCGAGGCGGACCTCGCCGGCGGGACGCTCGCCGGGACGGGGCATCCGGGCGCGACGGTGGAAGTGGAGATTGGGCAGTAGGCAGGAAAGACGGCAGTCGACAGTCGGAAGAGGGGCATTCGTGCCCGGATGGGCTGCCTTCTTCCTCTTTCTTGCCGACTGCCTACTGCCGACTGCCTACTGCCGAAAACCCGGAGTGTTCCCCATGAAGATCGAGCGGCTCTATCTCGCCAATCCGGCGCATCGTCTGCCGATGGCGGATCGGGGCGGGCGGTTGTTCAACCCTGTCGACGGCGAGACGGTCGACGTCGAGAGCCCGCTGTGGCTGTCGATGCTGGCCGACGGGTCGCTGACCAAGACGCCGCCGGCTGTCGCGGCTGCAGTGCCGGCGGCTATCGTGGCGGCGGACGTGGGCGACTTGTCCGTGGCCGCCCCCTCTCCGACCGCGCAGCGCGCGGCCGGCTCGGCGAAGGCGCGACGGTAGCCGGCGGACGCCTCATCGGATCATCGAATCAACCCGGCTGCCGGTCTCGGCGGCCTCGGATCAACTCTGCCGGCGCCTCGGCGTGTCGGCGGCATAGGAGGCTGTCATGACGGTGGCGTTCAACTACATCCCGGGCGCCGGGCTCGTCGCGCCGCTCGTCGCATTCGAGATCGTGTCGGGCGGGCAGTTCACGTCGCAGTCGCGGCTGCTGCTCGTCGGGCACAAGGTCGCGGCGGGCACGCTCGCCGAGGCGGTGCCGACCTATTGCGGCACGCAGGAGGAGGCGGACCTCCTCGCCGGGTCGGGCAGCATGCTGCGCGAGATGTTCCGGATCGCGCGGGCCAACGCGCCAGTGCAGGAGGTCTGGATCGTGGCGGCGGCGGCGACCGGCGTTGCAGGAATCTGGACGCTGACCGTCGGTACGCCACCGGCCGCGGGCGGGGCCGGCGTGATCGAGATCGCCGGGCAGAGCGTGACGGTCGACATCGGCGCCGGCGACGTGGCGGCGACGGTGGCGACCGCGATCCGCGACGCGATCAACGATTTCTACGACCCGCTCACGGGAGCGATGCTGCCGGTGACGGCGACGGCCACGACCAACGTGGTGACGGTGACGGCGCGGCACGCCGGCCTCGCCCTCGCCGACCTCGACTTCTTCGTGCCGACGACCACGCCCGGCAACGCCCTCGTCGGCGTGCTGACCATCGCCAATCCGACCGCCGGCACCGGCTCGCCGGACCTCTCGGCGGCGCTGGCCTCGCTCGGCGACGATGCGTTCGATCTGATCGTCTCGCCGTTCTCCGACGCCACCAATCTGGGGCGCTACCAGACGCTGCTCTCGGACGTCTCGGGCCGCTGGAGCTACGCGCGGCAGATCTACGGCCACGTGGTTACGGCGGCGGTCGACACGACCTCGGGCCTGACGACGCTGGGGCTCGGCCGCAACGACCGGCACGTGACGATCGTGGGCCGCATCGCCTCGTCCGGCGACCCGAACCCCGGCTATGCCTGGGCGACGGCGATGGCGGCGCGGGTGATGCCGTGGCTGTTCGACGGCGCCACCGGCAACGCCT